AGCTGTGCAAGAATCGGGGTAATCTGTGCCTGATAAGCACGTTCATAAACGGTAATACGCTTAACCTTAAAAGAAGGTTTTGTGCCATCATCATTAACAACAGAATCAAAAGTTACCCAAACACCACTGGCTTCCTTGTTCTTGTTTGTTTTGTACTTGCTTAAAAGTCCACCCATTTTCTAGTCCTTTATTTTACAAAATTGAAGGGGTTAAATTCAAAGTTATTATAACACAAATAAAAATTTTGCAACGAAAAATAAAAAAGGGGCATTTCTGCCCCTTGCTCTTTTTTGTTTATACAGCTTTATCCGAGGATATTGTGATTTGCCGCCATAGCAACATCAGGGAGGTATCTGAAGTTCTGGAAAGCAAAGGTATAGCCATATTTGGATTTAGCACCCTCTGCGGTAAGATCCATAGTGATTGGCTCACCCTCAGATACAGAAGGAATAGACGCTCCGAGTCCCATCATAGGTATATCAAAAATAATACCCTCATTGTTACGAGACATAATAATGTGCATACCGACATCAACATTATTCTGCATAGCAGTTATAGCTTCTACGTCGCAAAAATAAACTGAAGGTGACACTTGGCATTGGTACTTGCCCACGGCCACATCGAACGCCCCCAAAACGCCTACTGCCTTCTGAGGAGAGGTGTTGTTATTGATTGAGATATTACCGGAACTCATAAAAGCAAAGAGAGGATCAGGCTTTGTAGTTTCGGCATCTGCGTCAACAATGGACAGACAGGCAAGATAAACCTCGTTAGCGTTGTTGTAACCCTTTTCGTCCCACGGTTCAAGACGATCTCCGGTAGCAAGTGTACCCTTCTTAGTATAGAAACGGCAACCAGTAAAGGTGTACTGAATCTTAGAAAGGGCAGAATTTTCTACGGTGATAGTCATTTCGGAAGGAACACAGCCGGACACGTAAGAGGCTTGCGGAATAGTCTGTTCCTGATCAGCATAGCCAAGACGTTCCTCAATGGTGTAAGTAGTACGCTTGATCTTGTCAATATCCTTTTCATTGTGGATAGTAATACCCCAATAAATGTCAATAGTAGTGCTTGACTCAGCAACAAGAGCAGTAGAATTAGTGGTAAAGTCAAGAACAAGACCATCTTCTTCAATCTTACCGATACGGGCAAAGAAAGTGCCGTTATCAGTAAACTTGTTCGTATCACCGCCAATAAAGATCCACTGACCAATCTCAAGACCAAGTTCATCAGCGTCAGCAAAGTTCAGTTTAACATTTCCGACTACAGAAATACTTGCGGCTACTTCATAACCAACAACTTCAAGCCAACCATCGCCAACTGCCTCGGAGGTAACACCTGACACGGTGAGAACACCAGTATCAATAGCGGTTACTTTCTTAACACCGTTGTTTCCTGCGGTAGCAAAACCGGAGGCCTTAACAAGAGATCCCACCTTCAGTCCGGTAACGGCATAAGACGTATTCCCTAAAGTGTAGGAATCGGTTCCGGCAGTTACGGTAGTACCAGTATCTTCAGCGTTAAGATGTTTTGTGGTCCACGGCTCATGAGCCTTTGCAAAGCAAAAACCCTGCATAAGTTCATTGGCGTTATTCTGAGAAAGTTCCTGAGTAAAATCAGCAGAGGCAGAAAGGTCAGTGATAGCACCACGGTTATTCTGACGATCCGGACGAATGATAGTGCGGGAAGTCTGAGTAGTTTCACCGCCCACATCTCCGATTTCGGAAGGTTCAAGCTGTTGCCAAACCGGATTAGTAGGAAGGGTATTCAGACTTTCTTCCTTTGCCATATACAGCCCCACGGAAGCGGAGTCAATTTTCAAAGTTTTAGTCATTTTTATGTCCTTTAGCTAAAAGAAAATAAATACAAGGGAATAAAAAACATCGCTATTATAAAACAGGATAAAAATTATTGCAAATGAACTTACAAAAGCAAAGGAATAAAAAGAAAATGGTATTCCCGACAAGACTCGAACTTGCATTACCTCCGTGAAAGGGAGATGGCCTAACCATTAGCCGACAGGAACATAAAGGACAATAGAGTTGTGCAAATTGGCCGTGTCAGGGAAAGATCATGCCTTTAGTAGAAAGTTCTGACACCCTCATGAGTTGACCTAGCTACATCATGCGGTACTTTCAGTGCCTACTTATCTTCATCTACTAGGATTACAAAGTGTAGGACATACGCAACAAAGGGAACGAACCTACTGCGTTGCGTATATTGCATAACCGATGTTATAGCAAAGATTTTGCTTTGTCAATAAAAATAATCATAATCGAACTTGATTTTTACAATTATTCTAAAAAAGTCCCGATACCGTTCACCGTCCTCATAAAAAGTAAAATCAGTAAAATTGATTTTGCAGTCAGCGGGCGGTCTGCGATATACGTTCATTGTACCCTGTGCAAGTTCATAGGCTGTGTCTACTCCAGTATTGCTAGGCACAAATATGCTTACAGTTACATACCCTGTCTGCCGATAACGTCCTTTACCGTCAACCCCTGTTAAAGCGGCTCTATCTGCCATAACGTGTATGATATTGAGTTCTGCATAAGGAACGTTCTCATTAGGTGTTTTTGTCGCAAGATTGTCATAACCGCACTGGTATTTAAGTTGCTGTCCCCAGTACGCATTAAACAGTTCTTGAATGTATTTCACTGCGTCTTTTGTATTCATATTCCACCTTTTGTAACAACTATCTGCCTAAACCGAACGAAAACAGAATGACCTTATCAGCGGGTTTCATGGTATCTGAGAAATACACTTTGTACCTCACTGTATTTGTTCCGCTAACATCTTTTGCCTTTATATGAGTAGCTTCACTAAAATCAATAATAGCACCGTTATCATCATACACTGGCAAAAGAAAACACGAAAGTTTATCGGTCATTACATCATCATCAAAAGTGGAATGAAAACCGAAACGTGTGCCCTGAAAGTAAATACCTCTTACTGGCGGCATAATCACCCCGATTGTCTTATATGTAAGCGGTTTTTCTTCGTCAGGTTCAGGCGGTGTGTAATTATATGGAGCGTCTGTATCGCCTATATTCAACCCCATGACAACTTCTAGTTCAGTGCCGTACTTGTTTATCAGCTTTTTCGCCATGTTTACGTATTTAACGTAATCTTCTTTCTTTGCCATAATGCCGCCTAATTTCTAATGCACCGCATGACATTAGTCTGTTTTAATAATCTTGCGATAAGACTGTCAGCCAGTGTATAACTCGCCCACAAACTGCCCTCTGCTGAACCCGGATTAAAGTATTCCGTATCAGTCTGTAAAGTACCGACCTGTTCTTTCTTACGCTTAATTCTGTCTCCGGTATCAGTAGTTTCATAATTGACCGCTAGGCTCATTGTTTCACTGTCAACCGCATAAGCATATTCACAGGCCGCCATCAAAAGCGGTGCGGGCATATAGGGCACAACAGACGTTTCTTCAGTAACAGGATTTTCTACCGTTCTTGTCCATTCGTCCCGTGGAAATTCGAGTGTCTGATCTTCATAGAATCTATCACCCTTGAACTGCCCGAACCATCGAGCGTCAATGTACTGAGTAGCAACGATTATTCTGCTTTGTTTTGCCGTAAGCGTCAATTCGCCCCAGTCTGAAATACCTTTGTTTTCAAAATAAGCGTCCGCATACTCAACGGAAATATAAGCATTAGCATTAGGAACGTCAGTTCCGTCCTCCACAACAAAATCAATCATTACCCACCTCAAACTCAAAAGAAAAACCACGAGTAATTATAACATCACCCGTGGATTATCTCAAAGCAAACAAAAGTTTTTATACTAATAGCCAAACTTTTCTTTAGCTATATTCAGTTTTTCTTCTTCTGTCAGTACACACTTAAAAGCATGAAAACGGTTCTTAAAACCAGTAAGACAAAAGTTAGTTTCGATTACATCTGCCGTACAGCCAAACTTTAATCCATACAGTTTATGCGTGTTTATTGTTCCGTTCTGACATTCAGCATTAAACAGTTCTTCGCCCAAACAGGCTTTAAATATTTGATTGCGTATGCTATTGCCTATTGCAACCAGTCTTTTATTTTCAGAACTGTAAACCGTTTCTATCTTGCAAATTTCTCCGATCTTGCTTTGATCCTCTGCCTCTAAAACCTTGCACACGATTTCAATTATTTTATCATCGCTTGCAAACCCGTCACGAACGTATTCAAGCACATACTCTCCGGCAGGTAAAGGCTCCCGCAAATCGTTACTCAAATCAAAACTCGTGTTAATTTTCATACTGGTTTTACTCCATGATTGTCCCATTCATAAATAAAAGGATCTTCTTTGCGTTCCTTGTTTGCATTTTCCGAAAACAGCGTTATCAGTATCATATCCCTTGCCTTGCGAAAAACCCGCAGTTCTTTGAGATACGCAAGCAGACGTTCATGATCTTTCCGGCATTCATCACAGCCTTTGAAATCTTTCAGTGTTTCTTCAAGATGCTGTATATCTGATTCTAATTCGTTCATAAAATCTCCTGTTAAAGCTCTCACAACTCGCTCCTTTTTTCTGCGTCAATACGTTCAGCAATTTTATCTGCCATCTGTATCAGACGCTCTTTGAACTTGTCTGTAC